CCATAATAGTAACCTCCTTTAGTTACTAGGGGGAGACTTTTCGCCTCCCCCTATTATTTACTCGTACTCAAAGCCTATGTGAGCCGAGACGATACCGGCGGTGAAGGTCCCAACCACCCCAAACTGTATCCCGAGATACTGGTCAGTAGTGACGCTGAGAACATTCCCAATCGGTATGACAATGGGTTCACGGTTGAGCGTGAGGTTCGCAGTCACAATAGCGCCGGATGAAGAGCCAATCGCTGGTGAAGTAGTCATAGCCGCAGCAGAGTCTGTAATTACCTGGAAGTCCACAGACGTTCCACCAACAAAAGCCTCCTCAACGGTGACTACCACATATAGCTGCTTCCCCTTCGCCACATTCTTAGCAGCGCCAAGGTCAACACTATTCTCGCCGAGTATAGTTGAAGTACCCTCAGAGCCGCCAAGGTCCTGCGAAGTGCAGATTGCTAATAGACTATCAATATACATGGTTTCCTCCTTTTTGTTTTATTCTGCTTACGCAGTGCTAATAGTGGCCTCGGCTTCGGTAATGTTGTCGCAGACATGAACTGGCGCACCGAGGAAGTTTACAATCGGCTTGCCAGCCGGGTTGTCAATCGTCAGGTTGACGTTAGACTTGTTCTGCGCCTGCTTGTGCAGGAATCGGGCTACCCTCTTGTTGCAGTAGATGAAGGTTTTGCCCATGTTCCCGAGATCAACCGTCGGCCTGGCGTAGAGGCCATCAATTATCTTGTCTATCAGGTCAGCACCGCTTGCAGCATCAGCCGTCAGGTCAGACACGTCAATGTTGCAAAGACGTATGACGTATCGGTAGTCCCTCAGAACTAGACCGAGCTTCCACTGGAACTTCGTCACCCACGCCTGATAGGTGTAAACACCCGTCGCGTCAGTGACCAGTTGCTTGCCCAAGTCTTCACTCTGCAAGCCAGCCTTGCTCCCCTTGGGGTACATTAGTGAACAAGTCTGCGGCCCCCAGGTGATGATCCAGACGGAAGTATTGTCCGAACCGCTCCCGCCACAGCTAATTACCTGTGACGAACTAGCCCCTGAAGGAGAATCAGTATAGTTGTATCGTGGTGCCAGGCCGTGCATCTTCTCCGGGTCAGATGCTTGGTTAGCATAGAAGATAGCAGTCGCTACGGTGTCATTAAAACCCGTAATGAAAGCGTTGTCTTCTGATGCCCTGAAAGCGGCCTCGTTACCATTCAGTGAGGCCAGGTCAACATCAATCTTGGAATAGGACTCAAGTATTCCACAGGTGTCGGTGATCTGCTCGGTGGTGCTTTTCTCTGGCGCAACACCATAGTTAAGCAGCCGCCAAGTTCCTGTCGGATCGCTTGAGCGCTTGGTGGAACGATGCCCCGTAGGAAGGTTTCCCTCCATTACGTTAGCATCGCCTATAATCGGGTTGGTATTGGCTAAGACTTCAACGATCTCGTCAATACCCCCACCGGGTTTTTCCCTTTTAGCCCAATCGAGTAGGGTTAAATAGGTTGCTCCTAAAGCTGTAGTCATTTGGTCCTCCTTATTTCTTCATGCTAGGGTATCTCTCGTCCAACGATTGCTGGTCGGTCTTTACAGAGCCGCCGCCAGCTAGACTGTCAGGAGCCGGCACTACCGGAGCGGGTGCTTTTGACAGCCGCTTTGCTAGTGCCTGGGCTTGCTCAACAGTCGTCAGGTTAAGGTCTTTCATCGCCTCTTTCAGTTGTGTCGCATCAACCTTCTCGGCTTCTGCAACCTTCCAGAGTTCGACTTCCATCTTCGTTTCCTGTGATGCCCTAATCACTGCTTCGTGTTCAGCCTTGTCCCGGGTAAGTTCGTCTTGCTGCTTCTTCAGTTCTCTCTTGGATTTCTCTATATCGGTTAATTGGTCTTTGTAAGACTTCTTAGCCTGATATTCCTTGAACTTCTCGGGATCGCCTTTCGCTGCCTCGAACTCGGCTGCGTCTCTTTGCCTTTCCTTTTCGTCTATCTCTGCCTGTCTTGCATTGATAGCTGCGTCTCTGGCATTAAGGTCAGCTTCCTTATTGGCTAACGTCTTGTAATCCCTGCCCTTCGCAGCAAGAGCGTCATTAACCGCCTTGTCTTTCTCCTGCTCAGTGTAAGTCTTGGCTTCCTCTGTTGAAGTAGTCCCAACTACGCCTTCAGAAGATTCCTTGGGAATGTCCTGTGTGGCTTTGATGGTTTCGTCCATGTGTACCCTCCTTAAATAAAATCCCGCATTACGCGGGCTTGTCGCCACTTTTAAGGTGTGGCTTACCGTTCGACCCTTATCTTTTACCTTTGTTTCTTGGGGGATTGCATCCACCTCTACCTTTGTTAGCTCTGACTCCCCCGCCAGAACCGTCCCTCTTGGGTGTTCCTTTCATGTCACCTCCTTCCAGTATTTCTCTCGTTCCTCTTCGCTCATTGGCTTGCCGTCCCAATTTAATAGCAGAATCGGTTTTCCTTTGTGTGCCGGATTAGGGCAATGATACGATACAGTCTCTTCGTGATACTCCATCATCGTGTCGCACCAGGGACAAGGGAATGATTCAACTGTCATCCCCTATCTCCAATCGGGGTGTAGCCTTTGGCAAGTACCAACCAAGCGTCTAAATCAGAATGAGTGGCCCGGAAGGTCAATCTCTCTCCCCCGGCATGTAGGGTCAAGTATGTCTGATATAAACCCCACACTGCCTTAGTGGGAACCTTGCTGAAGTCCAGCTTTTGATTTCCCAAAACCCCCTGCCAGACCTCGCGGTAGTAATCAACGTGTTCCATGAAGAACCATTCCTGCTCATACCCGGCGTCAGGTAACTCGTAATACTCCGCATACAAGGCTATGAATTCCTCAGGAACGCCCTTATCGTAAGCGGCTATACTGAATCGAGCTTCCTCAAAAGTCATGCCGCCCTTTTCAGTATTGTCAAGCCCATCCCTCATACCTTGAATCTGATTAGGGGTCATCCCGCCGGTTTCATCCCAGGATTGGAACTCGTCATAGAACTGCTTGTAAATCTTGTCCCTTTGAAGAGGTTTTACACTTGATTCGTCCACAAGAGGGTGATTGCCAATCTCGGTGTGAGTATATTCATTGTAGAAAGAAACATTCTCTAAAAGGAACCTCTCTCGCCAGCTTCCCCACAAGGGTAAAGCCGCAAATTCTACATAGTCGCTCCAGTTACTTTCAGAGTAACCCTGGCTCGATGCCGCCCTGGTATAGTAAGCTTCCCCAAAGGGAGTTAGGGTATCTTCATCAAATAGCAACCGCCTTCTAGCGTCAGCCCTTTGGTCACTATCACTTACATAGCTGTCAGAGCCTACATCACCGTAGGCTTCATACAAATCAAAGTCGTCTCTATGCTGCACCAGAAGCCTCAGAATAGGCTCGTTCCAGTCCTCACCAGTATCCGTTAGTAACCCACTCTCCAATGCCCATTCATGGACGTCCTTGTTATCAAGGAGCCATAGTTTCGCCTCAGCGCTGTTGGCTCCGTATGTATCAACCATCATCCCCCTATCCACCCATCCCTCCACTATCTCTGCCGGAACAGGATTGTCTTCCGTCCCTTCACTCATAGCGTCAATCCGTCTGAGGTCATCCCTCAAATCGGGATTATCAGCGTACAGTACCTCCAACGCCCTGTCCTTAGCCGTTAGGCCATCGGAATCCTTTACGGTGTCGTCAAGACCCTTAAACGCGTCTTCCAGGTCAAGCAGGTGTTGAATCTTGAGTCGCAGTTCCGCTACTGCGTCGAGTTCGTCTATAGTCAAGGCGTTCTCTGGTATACCCAAAGACTTCGCTAAAGCATGAACTTTACTCAAGGCGTCCGTGCTGTAGATATTGGCCTTGTCCCATAACGCAAGAAGAGCGTTCTCTTCAGGGTGAGTCCTCAACCATTCATCCCGGGGATCCATGTAAAGTTCAGGGTGTTTCCCTAGAAACTCAGCCTTTTGGTCTTCGGGTAGTGAGTGATACTTTGTTAGTAAGGAATAAGTAGCCTGGTCGAAGTTCCCGAGATAGGCGTTCCGTGTCCTCTCA